ATGCGAAATAAAACACTCACCGGCCCCTGGGCCGGTTTTTCGTTCCAGGGTGGCCACCTCATCACTCCCGAAGGGAGATCCATCGCACCATCGGATCTACAGTGGCTGTCGCTGACCTGCACGATAGCCCGCGAGTGGTCGACCATGATGGCCGAGGGCCGCGCCAAGACACCGCCCAAACGGCCGGCCGGCGTGATCTATCTCCGTGACCAGTTCAGAAAACGGCAGGAGAAAAAGGCGGGTTTGCAACGGGTGGATACGGGTCCAGCGGCGAAATGCGCAGGATCATCATCACTACCGGCGCGGAGGCGCAAAGGCCGCGTGTGAGGCGTTATCCGTAGGGGCTATGCCCCTACACCCCTTTGTTTCGTGACGCGTCACGAAACTACATTTCCAGCGTAGTGGCCGCCGTGTTTCCGGCTTGATATCCAGCCGATTCCGGGAACGTGCCCTGAGATCGCACCCCCTTGGTGATCGTCGTGCCGGTGAGGTTGGCGGCCGTGGTCGGCTGTTGCTCGTGCCTCGCAACAGGCGACCCAGCCGCCGCCCGAATGCGGTCAGTCGTTTGCACGGACTGCACACCAAGAACGTCAACCGGCCACGATGTGGCGATGATCTGGCGATCTTTCGCGGTAAGCAATACGCCGTATTCGGTGCGCGTGACAGACCACCCCAACGCCCACAGCTGTTTGGTGGTGAGGCGTTCCATGACCTGCCCGCCGCCATCGCCACGGAACTCGATCAGATCCAGATCGCCGACAGACCCCGAATAGCGCGTGCGGCCAGCAGCGGCCAGATCGAGCACGTAGCGCATGCCAGGCGGCAATTTCTCTTCCTCCTTCGCTTCCGGCTTGATCGGTGCCTTGGCACTGATCGGCGTTGTAGGCGCGGTGGTGACCGGTGGCTTGATGCTGGGCACCGCCTTGACGACGGCGGTTTGCGCCTGCTGTGCGCCCTCCTTCGACTTTTCCTTGGCCGTCTCCGGCGTCATGCCGCCACCGGTGAAGAAGCGCACAATGAAATAGATCCCCAGCGCAGTGCCAAGCGCCATGGCAATGGCGGGTTTCTTGGCTGTCTGCCAGATGGTGCGCGAGCCCGTCTTGTACACCGGGTTTTCGCCGACGCCCGGTTGAATCCCGTGATACAGCGGATAGATGGCAGGGTCATAGCTGCGCTTTTCGCTGCCTGTGAGCTCGAACTTCCCGGCCGTTGACGCGGTGTAGTAGCGCAGGCTGTAGGACTCATCCTTGCCCAGTGCATCGAGCTTGGTATACAGGTTTTTGCGCTGCATACGGCGGATGACCGAGCGGTGCACCTCTTTGAAGTCCTGCGACATCAACACCACGTCAAGGCCGATATGCCCGTGCTTGGCAAAGAAATCCGCGTTGGGCTTTGGAATGGCGGCGCGGCCGGTGGGCCAGTATTCGTGCACCTCATCGACCACGATCAACGCGCCCTTGTCGATGTGCGGAAACACCAACGAGCCGTCTTCCTGCGTGTCGCACACCAGCCACTCATGCACCTGGTTGTCGTTCATCACGGTCAGCAGTGACCGGACCTCCTCGACGGGCATTTGCACGTGCTCTGCGATCTTCTCGTGGTTCAAGCCATTGAGGCGCGCGTAGGTGCGGCGCTTGGCCTTGATCGCTTCAACAATGTCGTACTTGACGGTTTCGAAACTCTTGCCGCTGCGCGGCTGGCCTTCTTTGCCAACGATCATGGGATTAGGTCCACTGGAATGCGGTAAGGATCACGCGGAGCAAGCGGAACACGATGGCAGCACCGAGCAGTGCCATCGCTTCCCCCAGATGAAACGTGGACATGGCCCAAGCAGCCCACGGGCCGGCCTTGGCGAGCACCGTGCATAGCGCGAGCTGGGTGAGGAAGTCGGGCGCCGGCAAAGCGTCCACGATCACGCGGACGAATTCCAAGCCTGTTTCGAAGAGGAATACACCGAAATCCTTCATGAACTCGGTGAAGTCTTTGAACAGCTGCTGGAACTGCTCGCGCAGCCAGTTGGTCACGTCTTGCACAGGGCCTGCAACAGCCGCACCAGACCACACCAGTGCAGCCAGGGCGACCAGACCGGCTTGGATGCGCCTGGTCATAGCAGCGCCCACCGGAACGCGACAGTGCCCATGCAGGCCAGGAACACCCAGCCAGCGAAGCCCAGCAATTCACCGAGCGCACCTGTGCACAGTTGCGCCAGGTCGTATTTACCTGCCCAGTCGCCACCATCCCACGTGGCATTCGGGCACGTGCCACCGCCGCCGCCACAGCCGCCGAAGAAGCCTTCCGCCGCTTTGAAGATGGGCGCTTTGCCTATCTTGCTTTTGAAGTCGCCATAGACGCTGGCAGCGGTCTTGCCGTTGCCTTTGTACAGATCGCCGATGCCGTCGCCCGGGCCGTCCCCCTCCCCTGGCGTGGTGCCGTCGCCATCGCCCGGCGTGGTGCCATCACCGTCGCCATCGCCATCGCCGTCACCGTCCCCATCACCACCGCCATCGGAGCCACCGCCGCCGCCGTCACCACCACCATCACCACCGCCGTCGCTGCCGCCATCACCACCACCGTCTGAGCCACCATCGCCGCCGCCGTCGCCGCCGCCGTCGCTACCACCATCGCCGCCACCATCGTTACCGCCGTCTCCGCCATCGGTCACAGGCGGCGCAGCATCATCAGTCGTACACACGTTCGGACTTGGAACATACGTGTAGCCCTTCGGGTTCGAAGGATCGACGGTGTAGGTGTACATACACCCCTGTTCGCAAACGTTCGTTGGAGAAGGTGCAGAGGGATTCACCCATGTCGGTTGCTCAGAACGGGTAGAACAACGCTCGAACGAGACGTTGGCAGTCCAATAGCCGCTAGGGCAAGTTGCACCATAGCCCTTTCGTGTAGCAGGCCGCTGAATGACTGAAGGTTCGGTTTCACCGGCACCACCCGCTGAAGTCTTCTGCGGGCAAAGCTGATCGAGCTCAGCTCCTGCAGTAGTGGTGACGAGCTTCTCTGCAAATGCCATAGCTTGATCTGGCGTTTTGCAACTGCCATTCAATCCAGCACCCACACACGAAGATGTGTCGATACCCTGCGCAACGACAATAACCGGGAACGCAGTGAGCGCGAGCAAAAGGGCTGCTATGCGCCTGATCACTGGCTAGCCTCGTTCATGCCCATGCATGCGGCGTGGCCGGCGAGCGCGCCAATCAGGGCGAACACCATGCAAACGAGCATTAGTCGTCCTCCGAGTAGTCGGAGCAGCCAGCACAACAGCCCCGCTCGTCCAGCTGATCGGCGAAGAACTCATCGCCGCAGCCGCCTGCGCATGGCTGGTAGCGCCACTCGGTTTCGTCTTGATCGTCCTCGTCATCACTGGCATCGCTGAAAAAGGAGGACACCTTGTTGGTGACCCACCGGGCGAAATCGGGAACTGCCATCAATACGCCGCCAGCGACAATCGCTGTCACAGCGCCTAAGACAGATAGCCCTGCAAGCACCTGGCTGAAATCCATGCGTTCCCCCTTCAATAGTCGATGATTGCGCGGCATTCCTTACAGAGCAGGTCGCCGTTTGGAAGCTCGATCACGTCATCGCCGAAGCATTCGGGACAGTAGTCGTCCTCGTCGTCGGTGATCGCGTCATGGGGCTCATGTGGTGTGGTCATAAAGAGCGGGGAGGCGCTAGCCTCCCCTCCCCCGCATAGCTCAGCCGCATCAGCGGAAGAACGTTGCGACCTTGTTGGTCAGCCAGCGGGCGAAGCCCGGTGCAGCCTTCAGCACGCCAGCGCCGATGATTGCGGTAACGGCGCCACCAACTGCCAGGCCCGACAGGATCGAACTGTAATCACCATCCATTTCACTACTCCTTTGCTTGATTGATTGAGGTGGGTTGCTCAGGCCCGTTCGGTGGAGAGCATCTTGACGACAGCGCCAACGCAGTAGCCGACCGCGTTGAGGACAAGCACCAGCGTTAGCGCACCCGTCAAATAGGACGTGGCGACTTCAGGTGTCGGCCACTTGAAAATATCGATCAGGATCTGCGCCTGCGCGTTCTCAGCCGCTGAGACGAGGACATACCCGCTGCATTCCGTTATCGGTTGCCCGGTGGGTTGCAGCGTGCCTTCAGCGGTGAGCGCGACGCAGGTAGACATGGCTTAAGCAGCTGCCCGTGCCGGTGCCTTGGACTTGAGCGCGGCAAACTTGCTCAACGAGGCCACACCCTTGGTGACGGTGATCATCTTGTCGAGATCGAGCTCGTACTCGCCGACCGCGTAGGCGCGCTGCCCATCTTCCAGGCGCACATCGAATGGGTAGGCAAACCCACCCACTTCGAGCTTCGCTTTCTGCTTGCGCGTGGTGTAGGAACGATCATTGCCGCTGTCGTCCTTAAACGTGCCGCCACGCTCGTCAATTTCTGCGTTAAACACGGTGACTTTGATTCCGCTCATGGTGTAACCCCTTCTAAGGTTTGATTGACGCCCGCAATTTCGGGCCATTGGTCGGCTACATCTGCTGTTGCCCACGTCGGTAGCCGGTGCGACGTGCAGGTGCTGATGACGGCATGCAACGCCTCAGGCGTTGGGCAATGCCGAAGAATGAAATTCAGGGTTGCGCCGTACTGGCGCTTGAGGTGCCGGCGCGCACTTTTCCAAGTGGCATCAACGGCAGCTTTCGTGATGTCGATGCGCGTGGCGACGCAGTGCAGGAACTTGAGAACCGGATACGCGCCGAGCAAATAACCCGCAGGATCGCGCAGCAGATCCAGCGGCAATTCCTTGCGGTTGGACGAGCGGAACTGCGCTTCATAGCGCACCCATTCGGATACCTTGTCGCCCTGCTCCCTGCCCTTCTCATACACGCGCAGCTGCTTTTCGGATTTCTTGCCACCCACGTAAAACGTTTTGCCGTCGCCGCTGTCGTGATCGTCCACGGTCTGCGCCTTTGGGCGCTGTCCACGGTTGTCGAACTCGCCCGATGCGTACCAGCTTTGAGCCAGTTTCAAGGGGTATTTGCCCAACAGGTCATCGGCGGCAACGTCCACACGGGTCAATCGTCCTGCGCAGCTTTCGAGCTTCGCTCGAAGCTCCAGCCACCGCTTCGCATGGCCGCAGCGCGCTGCGCTCAACACGCCACAGCCCGTGCCGGTCAACTCGATGCGCGCGGTGTATGTGCCATCCGAGCGCCGGCAGTGCTCGCCGCCCAACTCGATCAATCCCACGTGTTTCGCGTCGCGGTCGGTGATGCGCACACGCCAGGCGTAGAAGCGCCCAGGGCCGGCAGTGTCATCGAGCTCTAGGCCGAGACCTGCGAAAAAAAACGTGAACACTTGCAGCGCCACAGCGCGTGCGTTGTCCGCAGAAATATCCATCCATTCGCGGACCTCTTCCGGATCGTCGTTGGCGAACAATCCGGCTTCGCCGAGGACGGCGCGAAGATCTACAGAGGCAGAAAACCAGTCAATGGCGACCGTTAGGGTGCCGTCGGCATTCCTGAATTCACTGACTCCCCTGTTAGACGAGGGGAGTCCCGCCGCCGCGAGCGACCCATCAGCCACGGCGCACCCCCGAGCGACGCGCAGCGCGGCGCGCCATGCGCCAAGCGCGCAACCACTTGTAGCCGCCGAGGCGGTACACAGCCAGGCCGGCGAGGCCGCCGAAGAACATCGTCGCGCCCGCAGGCACGTTCGGCTGCATGAGGCAGTAGACCGAAGCCAAGAGGGTGAGATACCAGCGAATCACGAGACGGCCTCGCGCTTGGCAAGAGCGGCATCGCGAGCGGCGCGGTCTGGGAAGGTTCCGCAGGCGGTGTCCTCGTCCCAGCGTGCCCAATCGGCCGGGCTCATTGCGGAGGCTTCAATCCGAGCCTTGCGGATCAAATCTTCTTCGCGCAGCTGGCGAAGAATGGCGGCGTCGCGGCGATCCAAGATCCAGCCGACGAGGCGCGCTGTGCCGATGCTGCACACGAAGCAGGCAGCACCGAGAAGTGCGAATGCGATGACGTCCATAAAGCCCCTGTACCCCTACCCTTTTTGACCCGGGCCCCGGGGGGTACCGGGGGGCGGGGCCATCAGGTGAATACCTGATGGCCTGCGCATTACACTCATCAGGCATTCACCTGTCAAGGGATTACCTGATGAGCGGCATACAAGAATTGCTTGACAAAGCCAAGCGGGAAGCTGGCGGAATTTCAGACGCCGAGTTGGCAAGGCGCATCGACGTAACGCCCCAGACGCTCAGCCAATGGCGGCGCGGTGATGTTCCTATGCCGGATACACGCATACCGCAAATTGCGAACATCGCAAATGACGCGCCCGAATATTGGCTGGTGTACCTACAGGGCGAAAAGGCCAAGACGCCGAAGCTTCGAGCTCATTGGCTCAATGTGTTCAAAGCGCTGGAAATGGTGGCATCGCAAAGCAAAACGCTATCGATTTTGGCGCTCTTTCTAGCGGCAGCAAATGCAGCACCATCGAACGCAAACGCAAGCAAAATCAACGACTTGCGCACGTCAAATGCGGATAGTCTGTATATTATGTCAGAACAACGTCTTCAGGAGCATCAGTTCAAACCATTGCGTACGACAACCCAGTCAAAGCCGTCAGATGGCCGCAGTAATACATGTAGAACGCTCTACCCGTCCGCGGGATGGCCCATGACAGGTAAGCCAAACCTGCAACCGGCAGCGCAAGCAGCGGCCACAACGTCCGGTTCACCAAGCACAAGAGCACTAGCGGGATCACCAAGAGCACGACAACCGACACTGCCCTTGGCCATCGCCAGCCCGCTGGATTGCGCCAGAACAGCCAGGCACCGAGTACAACAGCCAGCCCGTTCCACCGATAGTCAACCAGGTAAGGTGCCGGCAACAGGCAGAACGCCAACACAATCCATTTTCGTTCTTCGATCGCACGAATACAGACAGCTGCCAATGCGAAGGACAAGAGAATATTGAGCGGCAGTGCCCGATTGAATGCGATCGCCGCAACCGGTGTCGCAACGAGTCCCCACAGGAACAAGCGCTTGATCAACTTGGCGACATCAGCACCCGGCTGCGCCAAATTGTAGGCAAACACCAGTGCGAACAATGGAAATGCCACGCGGCCCAGTTCTGCAATGACCGGCATATAGCCCAGGTGCAAAATCTTCAAGGTGTGGTCGCCTGTCATAAACAGCAGCGCGAGCCACTTCACCAATTCACGGCCTCCGCTTGTCAT